ATTCTCCACATAGCACTTAATACTTCATTGTTATTTTCAATAGAGTTCTGTCTATTCTTAGTATCTTGTAACCTAGCTTCTCTTAACATAAATGATAGGTCTTTAGTAGGATCGGCATATCGTTGAGAGAACTCTTGGAAAGAAAATGATCTATGTCTTAGGATTTGACGTGCAATATCTCTTGTAGTTTCAATTTCAATACAAGCACTTACCATCTCTAATGGAGACCAATGTTGGTGTTTAATCAAGTACCCAATTAACTTATCAGCGGTCTCTTTATTAAGCTGGTTGGATGGATTACTTACTCTAGCACAGTATGCAACTAAGTCTTTTACATCATCCAAACCTTCTTCTTTAAACTCTTCTGACGGTGTTGAATAACTCACTAACGTTGCTTTTGTTCTTGTGGTGTGTGTTACTGGTGTTGCTACCTTATCTACTGTTTTTATATTATTTGTTCTTTTCATTATACTGTAAATCCTTCAAAGTTGTTAGTGGTACTTGCTTGAACAGTACCCAAATTTAACGATTGTGCAGAGTCTTCGACATCATACAATCTCATCTTAGCTCGATCAATTCCAACGACAAATTTCTTTGTAGCTCCTGTTGGATCGTTATATCTATTCTTTAATTGCTTCACCATTATTTGATTTAGATTCTCCAACTCTTCAGTAGAGATTAAAGCAAACATTAGATCTGCCGTTGCTGGTAGACCAAATGATTCCGAAGTATCTTCAAGTCCTACATCTGAATTACCATAACCACCGCGTGTTGTTTGAGTCGCGGATAGTATAGGTAGGTTATTCTCAATAGCCAAGCCACGTAGCTCTTCAGCAATGGCTTTAACATATTGATATGACCCACCAGCACCGTCAGCTTTCATTCTACTACTAGAACAAATGTTTAGATAATCAACACAAATCAAATCTGGTATGAAGTCCTTCTTTAACTTCAACTCATTAAGTAAGGCTCTGAAGTGAGAAGCATTAGCAGCACCTGTAGGATATTCTTTAACAATCAACTTACCAATACCGACGTTAGCAATCTTATGTAACTTCTTATCAAACATATCTTTACTTAAGTTCTCTAACTGGTCAATAGGTACATTCATCAGATTAGCATCAATACGTTCAGCAACTCTTTCTTCGGACATTTCCATAGATATGTATAACACATTTTTCATCTGTGTTAAAGCACCTGCAGCTACATGACACATAAACAAAGACTTACCTACGCCCGTGCCTGCAAGGGCAATATTCAAACTCTTGTTAACAAGTCCACCTTTAGTGATCTTGTTAAACATCTCTAAGTCAAACGGTAAATGTTCTTCCTCTCTATGATAAAACTCATAGCGATCATCGGAGTTATCAATATAGTCATGGCCAATGTTAGTATCAAATGAAACACCTAATGCATCACTTAATAATTCAGGCAATGCATTGTTTTGAAGTGTGTCATGCTTACCATCAATAATATCAATAGATTCCATAATGGCAAGGTAAATAGATCTATCTTGACACCACTTCTCAGTTTGTTTCGTTAACCATTCTGCATTAGTATCTTCAATCACTTTATCCAAATCATTAGCGATAGCAAACACTTCACCGATTTCATCTTGATGGATATTACCATTCTTCTGAAGCTCAACATTAAGTGCTTCAACGTTAGGCATTTTACNATATTCAGTAACAAACTTAACAATCTCATTGAATAAAATCTTATGAGGACCATTAAAGTATTTTGGCTTGATATGAGGTATTACTGTTCTAGTATAATTTNCATCTTGAATTAAGTTACGTAATATTAATGTTTCTAAATTCATTCAGAGATATCNCCTTTAATCATAGTGGCATGACCGATTTCATACTTATTCTTTAAGAAGTCTTTGAAGGCTTGATCTTTAAGGATAGGTTCCCAGAACTCGCCATCTAATGCTTTAGCTCTTAACTTATCTTCGGAGACTTCACCGGTTGCGGTGTTCACTTTTGAATACCAACCCATCGTAGGCTTAACAACAAATCCACCTTCAATAGCAGCATCTAATAAACCAGTGTATCGATCAATACCACCTTCCCAAGTTACACCAATAGGAATCTTGCTCTTCTCTTTAACGAATCGAGACTTTTCAANATTAACAATAAAGTTATAACCTTTAATGTCCTTACCTTCTTTCTCTTGTTGTCTACCAATGATCCAAATGTTATCAGCACTATAGTAAATTCCAGTTCCACCAGACACAACAGCTTTAGAGAACATCTCCATTGTTTGGTAGGTATGATTGATTGCAAGCATTGGAATATCTCTCATTGAAAGATATGGTGTACACATTCTAAACAAACCTTTCAAGGCTTTAGCACGTGACATGTCAGCAACACTCTTCTCATTCTTAGCATCTTCCATTTCTTTCTTAGATGCAAGGTTACCAATAGAGTCAATAACAATAATAACTTTATCTTCTTTCTCGATAGCTTCTAACTGATTTACCACATCAAACTTTAGCTCTTCAACGTCAGTGATTGGTGTATGTAATACTCTACNAGTGTCAATACCGAAACTTTCAAAGTATGATTGTGGTGAGCCGAACTCTGAATCATAGAATAACATAATAGCATCATCATGTTTCTTAAGATAAGCTGCAGCCATTAACAAACCAAACGAAGTTTTGAAGTGCTTCGATGGTCCGGCAAGTACAGTTAGGCCTGATGTTAATCCACCATCGGGATCACCGGACAATGCTACGTTAATCATCGGAACTGNTGTAGGTACCATATCCTGATTAGTGAATAGCTTAGATTTGTTAAGGATTGCCGATTCCTTAATTCTACTATTCTTCTTGAGTTTATCCATTATACTCATATATTTCTCCTTTTTTCTACTTGATAGATCTATTATAACACAAAACGCGGTAAATGTACACCGTTATTTTAAAAATTCTTCTAAAGAACTTGACCTATTTGTCATAACTAGCTTCTTAGATTTATTGTCTTGAATAAGATAATCATCTCTAATCATTTCACATGTCCCTTCTAAATACCGTTTAATATTAGTTGCCATATCAGCTGCTGTCGTGAGAGGTACATTCTGACAGATATGATTAAGATTCTTCTTAGGGCTAATGATATTAAAGTCTCTAGGCAACTTCATAAACTCCATAGCTTCACGATATGTTAAGTATCGATCTTCATCAGGGTGTGTTACGCGCATAGGAAGATGTCCAACAAAGGCACCTGTATAATCAGATGGGATTTCACTGGTACGTCTCATAAGGTTACCACCCACCAGCAATTTTCTCTGCATTTCTCAATGCTTTATCTGCAGCCTTTGGATTACCATTCTTCCTTAACCAATCAGCAACTTTAGTATAATCACTGTGTTTCTCTATATACAATTGGGCATTAACACTTCGACCTGGCTCAAGACTGGCCACAAATTCTTTATGGGTAATACCACCACAAATCTCTTCAAGAATAAATTTATAGTAATGATCATCTTGTGAAGGAACTTTATTAGATGTAAGCACATTCATTGGATCAGCTGGATCACTCGGCACTGATCTAATCATTTCACACATGTTTTGATTAGGTCTATTATAATATTCAAACAACGGGATTTCATCACCTTTCCAAAAGAAGTAGAAAGTTCTATCTCTTACCTGACTTAAGCCATGCAATAGACTCTTTGTTTTGTATATCGAAAAGGTATAACCATACTCCTTTCCAATCTTACGTATCTTCTCGACAACCGGTGAACCCATTTTAGTTGCAAGACGTGGAGCATTCTCACCCCAAAAAACCTTTGGTTGCATATTCTCTAATACATGTTTAGTAGTATTAATCATCCAATCATTAACAGATGAGTCAGCACTAGCAGAAACACTCAACGAACTCAACCCAGCACAAGGACATACAGTATTAACTACGTCCACCTGTTCAAGGTTAACCTTTGACATATCATCTTTGTCTAAAACATGATACGGTACTTCATAATTATAATATTCTAATAAGTGTTTATCGTTACCAGCAAACACATCATAAGATAAAATATACTCTGGTCGTTTACCAAAAGCGCTTTCCATTCCGAGAGTTTCACCGCCGATCAATGGGACAATACTAGCATACTTCATTCATAATCTCCTTAAATACATTATTTGAGTCTTGGTGATCTTTGTAATATTCAAAGGCCATTTCTCTCCACTCATTTCTCATTACATTATCACTGGCTAGTTTATTTATTAACGCTAGTGATTCATCCATATTATGTTGATCAAACCAGATTGTTCCGGTGTTCTTGTCATTAATCATGCGGTTATCAGTAGATCTATGGGTGACTGATCTACCGTACTCAGCGTTAAACACTGGAATAGTTCCGGTACATACAACCTCACAATGTGTATATTCAATAGAACGATAGATATATTTCTCTTTCATTCTAGACAATTGATAACCAAAACCTACTCTTGACATACGATGTAACAAGTCATCATTGATATAAGGACCAAATACATAAGCATCTGAGCCATATTTTAAATCAATGTCTTCAATATTTTCTGCTACATGTGAATGAAACTCACCTAAATTCTTAAAGTCAATAAATGCAGGTGATCTTTCAATGCCTTCCATAGTAACTAAATAACCTTCTTTCTTAAGTAACTCTGTAAACTTAAACATCTCTTTGTATCCTTTCCAAGATGTAGTTCTACCAATCCATTTATGGTGAAGTGGATCTTGTTCTTCAATATCTTTCCAATACTTAGCACGCACCAAATCAAAGTCCATCGCAGGTTGGAATGTTCTTACTTCTTTAGAGTCACTCCACAACGTATTAGTATATTCATCTACGATCTTAGCAAAGTCATTGGTTAATGCATGAGCGTAAATATATTTAGAAGCGTCGATAGCATCTTCCTGACAAGCGTTACGTCTAATAGACAATGCTGAATGATCATGTTGTATTAACATAATATCAGTGGTAGTACTATTAATAACTCGTTTAAAGTTCAGGATTGCATTTTCATCATGTGCTATAGATGGAAGTGATTCAATAATAACAAGATCGGCATCATTGCAACGATTCAGTACTACTGTAGCTTCATCATCCTTTTTGAATTTAACTTCAGAAACATTGAATACATGTGACTTGTTGCGACTCCACTTTTTGTCGGTGAGTGCTATGATCTGTGAATCATACCCATTATTGTTTAACCAATTATCAAATTCAATCGTGAACTTTGTTACACCACATCCTTCAATACCTCTTCCCATTAAATGTATTATCTTTTTCATTATACCACCAAATCAAAATGTTTTTCATATACGTGGAGATTCTGTACTTGCCAATGGATATCACCAGTTGATAGTTCATCTGGATGATCTTCATGTAAGTTAATGTATTTAACTAAAGAGTCTAATACATACTTTTGCCAAGCGTAATCATTCTTATATCCAAAGACTACATCATTAGATCT